ATTTTCCAATAGGAATTCAATGTAAAATAAAAACCTCAATTACTATAGCATATAATGCTATACCTATCGCTGAACCAATAAGAGTACAACTAAGAATAGTAGGCCTACCAGCTGATGGGTATGAATTTTCAATTCTTGCAGGAGATGATAATAATTACATAACTATAGCTCCAGGTAAATCAGGTATATTTGAAATTGAAACTCTACCTTTTACTCCCTCAAATTCAATTGATGGAGTATTTATTCAAGGGAGAATATTATATGATGATTTATCTACATTTGGTGATTATATTTTTGGTGCTCAAATATTAAATTCAAATTTTGAAATAATTCAAGTCCCAGAGTCTAATGTCATAAATATAGAATACATTAATGGTCAATATATTACTAATATTTATGATGAAGATGGATTTATAAACACTGGTAATATTGAAGAAGAGGGATTTGATCTTACTCAATTTCCATATAATATCCCATGTTCATTAATATATTTAACTTCATCATTCATCCCAGCTTTCGGTCAAATATACCCTCAAGTAGAAGGATCAGGATACGATCCTACTATTTATCCTTTTGAAATTCCTTTTAATAGTTTATCACAATTAGATTTATCTGAAGATTATGAAATTAGATTTGCAGCTAATGAAGAATTATCTTTTCCTATTATAGGTTCATGGATAGGACCTCTTAGTATAGATAATATTAATGATAACATAACTCACTTTGTATTAATAGTAGCTCGTCCAGAAGGATATTCCTTACAAAATAATATAACAGGAGATACTCGTCAATCATTTTTAATTCGACGTTGGATTCCTAAAGCAGGATATATATATTTAGAAGCAGGTGATCCACCTAATGGACTAGGTAAAGGAATTATCAAACCAGAATATATAACAAAAGGAATCCAAGATAAAATTCCTGCAATTGTTAAAGATTTAACTGATAAAAATTTAATTCAATAATATTTATAATAAAAATTAACATAAAAAATGGGATATTTAAATAACACTGTTGTAACATTAGATGCAATTTTAACAACAAAAGGTAGAGAATTATTAGCACGAAATGATGGTTCTTTTAGAATTACACAATTTGCATTTCCTGAGGAAACTCAAATAATGAAATATAAATTAGCTACTCTACCTAGAGGTACATCAAAAATGCCTGTTTTAGATATAGGATATCCTTCAATTTCAATAAAACAAGGAGCATCTTTAGCCATTACCCCTCAAACCTTAAACTACTTAGGAAATACAACAGTATTTGAAACCTCAGGTTATAATGCTACTATTTCTGATGTTAGAACTATGAATACATTTGAAGGTATAGGAGTAAATACTCCTAATGCAGCTGAATTAAATTCTACACAAACATTAGGAACAAATGTTTCTAAAACAGTTATTGGAACAACCATTAATCTTAGAGCTACTACTGTTAATACATTATTTGGTTCTAACCAAACCCTCCAAGCCACATTAACTGTAACTGGTAGAGATTCAGGAGCTCGTATCACTATTCCTATAACTATTATTAAAACAAATTCATAAAATATTTACAATATATGTCATTTAAACGTTTAGACCCAGAAGATTTTGTAGTAAGTTCAGATTCAATTGTTGCAGCATGTTGGACAGGAAATAACCCAACATTAACTTCATTTTATACTTCTTCTGTCCAAATAGCTGGATCATCTGGAGATTTTTATATTAATGTATATCAAACATCATCAACAGATATTAATTCTGAAGTCCAATTTGCACTTACATATGGTAATAAATTTGGAAGTGGAAGTGAATATTATAATGATATAGCCCCTGGTTATTCACCCACTCAAACAATTTATGGACAATACAGATCATTAGTATTAGGAGATGAAAATTCAGATTTTGTATTTGGAGGAACAACATCCAATGATTTTTATGCTATATCAATAGATAGATCTAGATATAAAGAATCCATATTTCCCGGTTCTTTAAATTTAACCCTGACTAATGGTTCAGATACAATTCAAATCACAGATAATAGTAAAGATATTACAACCCAAACATTTCTTGACTCAGGTCGGGTATTTGATTTAGTTAGTGGAAGTAATGGGAATGGAGTTTCTACTGGAATAACATACCAAGGACTTCCAGGATATACTAATTCTGGTTCTTATGGATGGTTACTTCCCGATATTGGAACAATAATTTTAAATCCAAGAGCACTATCATTAGGTATAGCTAATGGGGGTATACTATTAACACCTAGTGCCTCGGCAAATGTCAATGGAGAAAATCCCGAACAATTATTTAGTGTTATATCTGCTGGATCTAGTTTTTCACTTCAAAGTCAAGAAACTATAACTTCGGATTTTATATTTGTAAGAGCTAGAAATGCGGAATTTAATTATTCAACAAATCCAAGTTTTATATCTGGAAGTACGGGAGCTGTATTATATGATGATTTTATCAATTCCCCTCAAACATATGTAACAACTGTAGGATTATATAATGATTCCAATGAATTATTAGCTGTTGCTAAACTTTCAAGACCTTTGTTAAAAGATTTTACTAAAGAATCATTAGTTAGGGTGAAACTTGATTTTTAATGGGTGCATTTAAAACATTTGATGCTAGGGATGTTATACTAACTCCTTTCACTTTAAATAAAAGTTTTTCATTTTATGGAGACTCTGAATTTACAGGATCAGGACTAGATAAATTTATTGGATTAAACCAAACAGGATTATTTTCCACCAGTACTGGAAATGATATTTTAAATTATTCTTTAAATATTTTTAAATCTGAATCAGAATCATTTCCAATTATTAATAATTCCCAATATGCTGTATCTAATTATACAATATTAGAAGATCCATCAAACTTATTAAATACTTCCTCAACATTCGGATTTATAAATATCCCCCAAAATATTTCTAATTTAGAAACTTACTGTACTTTTTCAGGAAATTATTCATTTTATACTAATGTTGACATTGCGACATATAATATATTCTCTAGTTTATATGTATTTGATGAAAATAATAATCCAATTTTAATAGCAAATGATACTTTATCTATATCTTCTAATTTTACAGGAGGTTTATTTATAACCAATTCATTTTCTATCCCTTTTACATATACACCACAAAGTAATGATAAATTAGCAATAATATATTTCCCAGCTTTAAGTGGTTTTAATAATAGTGAAGATGGTGTACCTGTAACTTTTCAAGAATTAAATACTTCATTTGTTATAAGCTCTCAATCAATTGCTCCATCTGCATCTCAACCACTAACAGGGATAAATAACACAATATACCAAAGATCAGTTTATGATTCAATAAAACAACTTTATTATACTAATTATATAGGTAATCCATACCCTGCTCCAATATTTTCTACTGGATCAGATATATACACTCAATTTGATAATTATTTACAATCTTATCCTCTAGATATAAGATATTTCCCTACAGAATCTAATGCTAAAATAGGTGTTATAAGTATCCCATCTTTAATCTTTGGAGAATACATACATCCTGGATCATTTATATATAAATCAGAATCGATATACATATATGATGATAGTAATGGTAATTTATTGAATAGTATAGATAATGAAAAATGTGGAAATATAATTTATAGCCATGGACTAGCAGTTCTTACTACTTCAAGTTTTATACCTAGTTTAGACTCATTTATAACTGCTTCTAATACTACATGCTCATTTTCTAGTAGTTTAACCTTATTCGAAACCTTATACAAATGTACAATCAGAGAAAATGAATTCAATTTCTCTCAAAACCCATCTATTATATCAGGAAGTGAAGGAGATTTATATTATTATGCATCATCTTCATATTTTGAACCATATATAACTACAGTTGGGTTATACAATGAGAATCAAGATTTATTAGCTGTAGCCAAATTATCTCAACCCCTACCCTCAAGTACAACTACCGATACAAATATAATAATTAAATTAGATATATAAAATGTGGTTATACGAAAATAAAGTTATAAATTCTATTGAAGATTTTGGAGAAATTCAACCATATGGTTTTATATATATAACAACTCATATTCCTACTGGTAGAAAGTATTTAGGTAAAAAATCATTATTCCAAATTTTAAATAAAAAATTAGGTAAAAAAGAACAAATTCTACAACCTATTACAAGAGGTAGAACTAAAACTACTAAACAAATAATAAAAGAATCAGATTGGAAAATATATTATGGTTCTGAGGAATTTATTAAGCAAAAAATTAAAGAAAAAAAACAAGAAGAATTTACCCGTGAAATAATTCATTTAGTTAAAAATAAAAAATTACTTACTTATTTTGAATGCAAATATCAATTTATGTATGGTGTATTAGAAAATAAAGAATGGATGAATACTAATATTTTAGGAAAATTTTTTACAAAGGATTTTAATTTGGATATCTAAATTTCCTTTTTTATATTAAAAATAAATTATGGGAAATAATGCACTTATCTATTTATTAGATTCTATCTTGGGGCAGGGAAAGTCAACCTCTAAAGGTAATAGAGCATATTTTTGTCCTGAATGTAAACATCATAAGTTGAAATTAGAAGTTAATTTAGATGAAACATCCTCACATTTTCAATCATATAATTGTTGGACGTGTGGTTTTAAGGGGAAAAAATTAACAACTCTATTTAAAAAAATAGAGGTAGATTCTGATAAATTTAATCAACTAAAATTATTAATTAAGTCTGTTCCAAAGAATTTTGAAAAGAAAATAGTTGAAACTAAAAAAATAACATTACCTAAAGAATTTATTTCATTAATTAATCCTCCAAATAGTCTAACATCAAACCACGCTTTATATTATTTAAAAACTCGAAATATAACTAAAGAGGATATAATTAAATATAATATAGGGTATTGTGAATTTGGTAATTATTCAAATATGATTATCATACCTTCATATAATTCTGAAGGTAATTTAAATTATTTTATTGCTAGAAATTTTAATAAAAATTCAACATTAAAATATAAAAATCCAGATATATCAAGAGATATAATTGGGTTAGAATTATTTATAAATTGGAATACTCCTATTACATTATGTGAAGGAATGTTTGATGCAATTGCTATCAAACGAAATGCTATTCCATTACTTGGAAAAACTATTCAAAATAGTTTGATGAAAAAAATAATTAATTCCTCAGTACAAAAAATATATATTGCACTAGATAAAGACGCCATCAAACAAGCATTAAATTTTTGTGAAACATTAATGAATGAAGGTAAAGAAGTTTATTTAGTTAATATTAATGATAAAGACCCAAGTAATATGGGATTTATTAAATTCACTAACGTAATTCAGAATACGTTTCCTTTAACATTTTCAGATTTACTTGAGAAAAAACTACAAACAGCATGAGTAAAATTAAACATTCATATGATCGAATTTTAGAAATATCTGACGACCATAAACAAATTACATTACCTGATTCCAGATATTATAGACGAAATGGTGAATATTACCCTTCAGTAACATATGTATTAAACTTATATCCTAAAGGAAAATTTTTTGAAGACTGGTTAAAAAAAGTAGGTTACGCTTCTGAATACATTGTTAAAAAAGCATCTGAAGAAGGAACTCAAGTACATGAATTATGTGAAATGTATTTAAACGGTGAAGAATTATATTTTTTATCTCCATCAGGTAAACCTCAACATCATCCTGATATATGGATAATGTTTTTACGTTTTGTAGACTTTTGGGAAGAATATACACCTAAGTTAATTGAAACAGAATTACACTTATTCTCAGATAAACTTAAAGTAGCAGGAACCTGTGATTTAATTGTTGAAATAAACGATGAATTGTGGTTATTAGACATTAAAACATCTAACCAAATACATTCAACTTATGAACTTCAAACCGCGGTTTATGGTCAATGTTATCAAGAATGTTATAATAAGAAAATAGATCGTTATGGGATATTATGGTTAAAATCATCTAAACGTAAATCCTCAAAAGGTAAAATGCAAGGAAAAGGATGGGAAATCTTAGAATCAGAAAGAACATTTGAAGAAAATATTGATATATTTAAAACTGTTAAAAAACTATTTGATTTAGAAAACCCAACAGCCTCTCCATCATTTGATTCATTTAGAACTATTGTAAAACGAAAAGATTTATAATATTTATAATGAGAGAGAATTAGGATTTCCAAATTCTTTCTTGTATATTAATATTATGATAAAACTTACTCAATTATTACAAGAAGTACTTTCAAAACCTAAAGCTATAATCATGGCAGGAGGTGCTTCAGTAGGTAAATCTACAGTACTTAAATCTATTGACCCTATAGTTAAGGATTTTGACAATCTAAACGCAGACAAGTATGTTGAAGATAAAGATTCTCCACTATATGGGAATCTAGCTGCTGCTGCTTCTCAAATAAAAAAACAAGATTTACCAAATGCTATAAAAAACCAAAAAAATCTTATCTACGATACTACTGCTTCCACCTTATCTACTTTACAACCGATTTTAGATAAATTAAATAGTAATGGGTATGAAACGATGATGATTATGGTTTATGCCCATCCTATTGTTTCATTTTTAAGAAACTTTAAGCGTGAACGTAAAGTTCCAGCTGTTGGTGTTTTAAGCACTTGGGTTAATGTATATAATTTGTTAGATGAATATGAAAATATATTTGGTGATAATTTTGTATTAGTAAATTCCCCATCAGAATCTGAAGAACAAAAAGAAATAGCTAATTTTGAAAAGGCATACCAAGAAAATAAATTACAAGAATATTTTAATAATTTACTTTCCTCAGGTGAATTTTCTTCTACTTTTAGAAAGGATGACTCATCACTATCATCAGAAGAATTAGCTAAAAAAGAAAAAGCTAGAGCTAAAACTAAAGAATTATTAGATAAAAGTATTGAAAAGATATCTTCTACATATAAAGATATTCATTCTAAATTAAACCCAATTAATAGTAAAGAGTTACCTAATATTGTTAAAAACTTTGTTAAATGAATTTTTTAGTTAGAGAACTTATACAACCTATATTAGAGGATTTCCAAATTGAAATGCCTCAATCTAACGAAGTAATAGCTTTATTTGGTGGTGGATTTAAACCACCTACAAAAGGACATTTTGGTGTTGTTAAACAAATACTTAAAGATTATCCTAATATAACTGAATTTCAAATAGTAGTAGGAGGAGGAACTAGAGATGGTATTACCCCTGAGATGTCTATGAAAATATGGGAATTATACAAACCATTACTTTCAGATAAAGTAAAGTTAATTTCATCAACTTCACCACTTACCTATATTAAAGATTATATTAAAGAAAATCCAGATAATGAAATATACGCAGTAGTAGGTGCTAGAAAAGGTGACGAACAAGATGTTAAAGATTTTGAACAACGTAAAGCCTTATATAAAAGATATGGAAATCCC